TAGCGCAACAGGGTGCGGCACAAGCTGGTGGTCAAATAGGTGAGGCTAGAGCTTATGGGCAACTGTTGAACTTACCTGCTCAGTTTCTTGGTATGCAGATGGGTGCTGGCGGCAAAGCTGGCATGGGATTTGGTTCACTTTTTGGATAAAACATGGCAACCATAAATCCATTCATGCAGCCAATCAACTATTCAACTGATGTGCAAAGCCCGTTTGAATCGGCTTTGGGCGGTTTCAAAATCGGTGCTGGCATGGCAGAAGTACAAGCGGCACGGCAAAAGCGTGAATTAGAAATTGCGGCATTGGCACAAGCACAACAGCGGCAGACTGACCTTGCTGATCTGTTTAAAAACCCAAATGCAACAAGTGCAGACTATGCAAGGGTGACAGCATTTTTGCCAAAAGATCAAGCAAAAATAGTGCAAGATAATTTTGCGGCGCAAACAGCAGAACAACAACAGCAGACTTTGCGCCAAGGTGCACAGGTTTATACAGCCATTAAATCAGGAAATCTTGATGTTGCCGAAATGCAACTCAAAGAACAAGCGGCGGCACTGCGAAACAGCGGAAAAGAACAGCAAGCGCAAGCCTATGATGATGTCTCAAACTTAATTAGATTGAACCCAACAGGTGCACAAGCTACCATTGGGTTGTTGGTTTCGGCTTTGCCTGGGGGTAAAGATTTTCTTGATAACGCTGACAAAGCACTTGGAACAATAAGGGCAGAGGCCGAAGCCCCATCTAAATTAACAGAGCAAATTGCAAAATCTGCCCTTGCGGTGCAAAACGCGGCAAATGCTGTTGCTACTGCGCCAGATGATGTAGCCAAAGCAAAAGCAGAAAGCGACTTGAAAAGGGCGCAAGCAGAAAAAGCCGCTGTTGATGCTAAGTATGCTGAACGCGAGGCAGTTGATGCCATCATTAAACGTGCCGCAGATACAGGGTTGACTAAAGCACAAACAAATAAAGTTTTAGTAGAAACTGGCAAACTAGGCATTGAAAGTAAAAAAGCGGCACTTGAACTTGAGGTACTTAAAGCTACAGGTGGTTTAGACCCAACCAAAACATTTGATAAAGAAGAAAAATTACGTAAGGAATATCAGACTAGAACCAAAGTATACGGGGAATTAGGTACTACATTTTCTAATATTAAATCATCTGCTGAAGCTAAAACTGGCCCAGGCGATATTGCTTTAATTACTGGATTTATGAAGATGCTTGACCCAGGTTCAGTTGTGCGAGAGACTGAATTCGCAACCGCAAGAGATACTGCTGGCCTATATACAAGACTTGAAAACAGTCTGAAAAAGGCAGAAAGTGGGCAATTCTTGCAAGCAAATCAACGAAATGAATTTGTCAACCTAGCCAAACAATATTTAGACTCTGCACAGAAAAAAGCAGGAGAAGAAAAGAAGGCACTTGGCGTGGTGGTTAAAAACTACAAACTTAACCCAGATAACGTTTTTGGACCTGAAGAAAAGCCAGCGGCTCCATTACCAACCAATGCAACTATTGGAGGTAAGACCTATTCAAGGCCAGCCAACTTCACTGATACACAATGGAGCGACTATCTTAAAGCCAATGGGGTTATCCAATGAGTCCAGAAGAATGGTTAGCAAGTCAGACTACTCAAGCCGCGCCTACTGCGGCTCCAATGTCACCAGATCAATGGCTTGCCACACAGAAACCAGAAGCATCAACAACAGCAACAGGTCTTGCTGGGGCGGCAACTAGGGGAGTGACTTTGCCTGCGGCTGGCGCAATGCTTGGTGCGGCTATGGGTGCGCCTTTTGCTGGCATTGGGGCTATTCCAGGTGCTATTGCTGGTGCTGGTGCGGCAACTCTTGCTGGTTTAGTTGCTGACCCTGTTGTTGGTTCAATCAATAGTTTATTCGGCACAAAATATACTTTGCCAACCGATGCGCTTGAGGATTTATTGACCCGTGTAGGTGTTGCCCAACCTAGGACCGCCGCAGAACGCATTGTGCAAACCACAGCGGCTGGCGCAAGTGGTGGTGCTGGCGGTGTTGCTTTGGGTAAAGCTGTAGAAGCCGCCGCCGCAGGACCAGTGACCCGTGAAGTGGGTCGCATGATGGCAAGCACGCCAGGGTTTCAAACGCTCACTGGTGCAACTGGTGGGGCGGCTGGTGCTATTGCAAAAGAAGCAGGTGCTGGCCCTGTGGGTCAGATTGCCGCCACCATTGGCGGGGCAGTTGCACCATCAATCCCAACAATGGTTAAATCAGTAACTCAACAAGTGGCGCGAAAAGTTGCCCCAGCAGGTGCTGAGATCAAAGAAGCGGTCGAACCAACTTTTAAGGAATCTGTACAAAGCATTACAGCAACAGTTGGTGAAAAAATATCACCACAACAAGCAGAGACCATAAAAAAAGTTATCACACAAAGCCCAGATTCTGTTGATGTTGTTAATTTCAGGGTTGCTGGCACACAAGTAGTTCCAGACAATCAAGCGGCTGATGCCATCAAGCAGGGTTGGAAAGATGGCACTATTGCTAGCATCAAGGCTGCATCTGATACTGATCGTCAAGCCATGACCAAGATGCTTAACATCTTCAAGATGGGCGAAAAGAGTGAGAAGTTTCGTGCCACAAATCGTGCGGCAGACATTCTTGGTGACACTGTTGAGTCACGAATTAAATACATAACAGGCGCAAATAAAGAAGCTGGAACTGCCATTAACCAAGTTGCCAATACTCAACTACGTGGGCAAAAAGTTGACTTTGACCCTGCTATAAACTCATTTATTGATGACCTTGGGGCGTTGGGTGTGAAGGTTGAGCTGGACGCAAACGGGGTTGCCAAAGCCAATTTGCAGGGTTCTGATATACAAGGTGACCGACAGGCCCAGCGAGTCTTGAACTCTGTTTTAGAGCGTCTGAGTGCAACCAATGTGCCTGATGCCTTTGGACTTCATACAGCCAAGCGGTTTATTGATACGCAAGTTGACTATGGCAAAAGAAGTCTTGCCAATCCTCTTACAGCACAAGCCGAAAGAACACTAAAAACTTTACGCAAAAATTTGAATGAAACGCTTGGTGAAAGTTTCCCTGATTACAAAGCTGCTAATACCAAGTACTCGGACACCATTTCTGCATTAGATGATTTACAAAAATCTGCTGGTACACAGATTAACTTTGACTCACCAAATGCAGAAAAAGCATTGGGTGTGGCAATGCGTAAGCTAACAAGCAACTATGGCACAAGAGCAAATCTAATTGATGCCCTAGACAAAGCCAATCAGACTGCCACAAAATATGGCATGAAGATTGATGATGATGTTATTAACCAATTGATTTTTGTTAATGAACTTGATCGTATGTTTGGTGCGGCGGCACAGACCTCTTTAAAAGGCCAAGTAGCCGAAGCCATGCAGACTGGTGTTGATATTGCAAGGGGAAATGTTGCAAGCAGGGCATTTGATTTGCTTGCTCAAAAGGCAGAGAATCTGCGTGGTGTCAACAAAGAAAACGCAGTCAAGGCAATGGAAGAACTACTCAAGCGTAGAGCTGGTCAACCTTGATACACAGGAGAATGAATAAATGTCCGCAATATCAGTAGAACCACCATATCCAGCGTTTGCGGATGCTGATGGACAGCCGCTTGAAGATGGTTACATCTGGATTGGTTCTGCCAATCTGTACCCGATCACCAACCCAATTGCGGCATTTTTCAATGCTGCCATGACCACTGCCGCAGTCCAACCAATTCGCACAAGTGGTGGTTATCCTGTTTATCAGGGTACTCCAACTAGAATTTATACGGCAAGCGATTACTCTATCCAAGTGCAAAACAAGAACGGCACGGTGGTCTATACCTCACTGAACGATAACACTTATAGTGGCGGAGTTATAGTTTCCAATGCAACTGGAAATGGCACGCAAACCATTTTTACAGTACAAGCCAGCCCTGAAGCAATCTACATAAATGGTGTGTATCAAAACCAAAATACTTACGCATTTGCAAATGGAAACGTAACATTCACACAGGCTCCACCATTGACCTCTATCATTGAATTCGTATTCTGAGGAATAAACCATGTTAAAAGCAATCTCAACTATCACAAACGCACTTGGTGCTTTAAATTACAAAGGCACATGGAATGCCTCAAGCAATACGCCTACCTTGGCTGATGGCACTGGCGCAAAGGGTGATTACTATGTGGTTAGCACCGCAGGAACGCAGACATTTGGTGGCGTTCAATTATTCTTTGGCACGGGTGACTGGATAGCCTATAACGGCGCAGTCTGGCAACGGGTCGAGGGTGGTTCAGATGGCAACTTTGCCAACGTAACTCTGACATCTACAGATGCAGGTGCGACAGCATCCCCATTGCTGGAGTTATACAGAGACTCAGCAAGTCCAGCGGCTAATGACACTATTGGCGAGATTGAATTTAATGGTGAAGATTCGGCAGGTAACAAACAAGCCTACGGCTTGATTCATGCCTCTATTCTCAGCCCAACATCAGCCGCCGAACAAGGCCAGCTTCATTTTGAGACTGCCACTGCTGGTGCATTAACCGAAAAGATGATTATTGGCACAAACAATCTTGTGATAAACGAAATTGGTGCTGTGTTTAACGTGCGGATTGAAGGCGACACAGACGCTAACTTGTTTTGCACAGATGCAACAAACAGCCGTGTAGGTGTCGGCACAGTTGGCCCAACAGCAAAATTGGATGTTGTTGGTGGTGATATTCGGATTGATAACGGCAATTTGATCATTGGCACATCAGGCAAAGGCATTGATTTTTCTATCACTAGCCATCCTGCTGGCATGACCAGCGAGTTGCTGGCTGATTATGAGGAGGGCACATGGACACCAGCACCAAATTCAGGTACGTTTTCTAGCGCAACTGGGCAATACACAAAAATTGGTCGGCTTGTTACTTTGCAATTCAATGTAACAGTTGGAACTGGTGGTGGAACTACTATGACAGGAAATCCATTTACAACCTATGGTGGCGCAGGCACTATTGCTGTTTCAAGTGCAATGTATACAGAAGGTCAAACTTATCCTGGAGCAACTACCACCGCACAAGTATTGCTTGGTGGCGGAGGCTCAACAATTAGTTTTGTTGGTGTTGGAACAGTATCTGGATTTACTGCTATGACATTAACGGCGAGTGCTGTTCTTATTGGTTCTTTAACCTTTATTGTTTAAGGAAAATAAAATGTCTTTGACAAAAGTATCGTATTCCATGATAACTGGCGCACCAGCCAATGTGCTGGATTATGGTGCTGTTGGTGATGGTACGACTAATGACACGGCGGCAATTCAAGCCGCACTTGACGCAAATGCTTGTGTAACTTTTCCCCCAGGTACTTATCTTGTATCAACAATTACGATTGATAGCTTTAAAACTTTGTTTTTTAATGCGGCGTACATAAAAGCATCATCGAATAGTTTTAACCCAGTTGTGATAACTGGAAGATACAACAGCATTTTTAATTTAAAAATTAGTTGCAATTTTTTTCCAGATATTGCTGCAATGCACTGGTTAAGCGATGCTACGCACACTTGCCAATTTAACAATGTGTATGGGTTGCAAATTTCAGATGCAGTGTATGGCGTATTGTTTGGACAAAAGCCAGGAACAAGTGCGTATGATGCGCCGCAATCTGAAAACACTATTTATGGTTACACCACAAGGGCTGTGCAGATTGCAATATGTTGCAACCAACCCAATGGTGCTTTGACTCTTGTTTCACCAATTCTTGATTGCGACCCTTTTGAATGGACAAGCCAGCCAGGGTATAACGCCACAACATTTGGCAACGCTGCATTTTGTGTCATCAACCTTGAAACTGCGTTAACCGTCATGGGCGGTGAATTACTTAAAACAAGTTTATCTGTTGGGTACGGCATTAAAGGCGGTGGTGTTTTTGATAACTGTATTTTTGAAATTGCTTGTCCTCAAGCCTTAATTACTCAAGATTTAACCATATCTAATAACCAAAATGGTACTTTTGTCAGGGACAACGTTGCGGCATTTACATTTGATACCACAGCGGCGGGTGACCAAGGCGGTGCTGTACTAAATCTAACAAACTATAAACTTTCCCGTCCCAATGGGTATCAAACTTATTCTGGCGCTTATGTAATAGATGGCAATCCCACTTTGTCATGCCGTGTTATTGGTTTGAGTGTCAATTTAAAAAATTACAATCCGCAATTATTTCTTGATATCGCATCAACAAACATTTCTTTAAATGTAAAAAATTTAAACGCAATTAATTATAGTTCTGGTGGCACATTATTGGAACAAATTGCTAGTGCAGATACATCGGTCAATGGTGGAACTATTGCATCGGCATCAAGTATCAACCCAAAATCGACAATTGTATTTGTGACTGGAACTGCTGCAATTAACACAATTAGTGTTCCTTATTTTGGTTTTGCTGGGTCAATTATTCTTATCCCTACGAGTAACCCTACATTTACCACAACGACTGGTGGCAATATTGCAATTGCATCTACGGCAGTTTTTGGCAAAGCGTTAACAATGACAATTCTTGGCTCAACTTGGTATCCAAGTTACTAATCTTTAATTGGAGATAAAAATGGCTCTTTCTAAAAATGTTGTTTTTTTGCCTGCTGGCTTTGATAGTCCTGCACAAATTAACAACGCCTATATTCGCATTGAATCAATTAGCGGTGGTAAAAATAAAATTACTGCATCTGTTGTTATTGGCAAAAAAACTGAAGATAGTTTTTTGATTGCTCAATCAAATAATTATTCTTTTGTACCAAATCTTAGTGGTGCAAATTTTATTGCACAAGGTTACGATCACCTTAAAACTCTGCCAGAATTCGCTGGCTCTATTGACTGTTAAACCGTACCAGTTCGGACAACTGGAAACCTTAATGTCTGACTGGATAGTCAGATTGGAAACAAGGAAATATCATGGCTCTTGAAAAAATTATTTCGGTCGATCTAATTGAAGTGATCGAAAACGGCTCGGTACAAGTTCGCACCAAAACCGCCATCATGGAAAACGGTGAGCAAATTAGTGGCACATTCCATCGTCATGTTGTTGTGCCTGGTGCTAACTACAGTGCTGAAGATGCCAAGGTGCAAGCCATTTGCGATGCGGTGCATACGGCTGGCGTTATTGCGGCCTATCAAGCAAAACAAGGAGTTTGATATGTCTACCAATTCACAAATTGCATTTGCGCCACTTGGCGAGACCGTTGTAGTCCCTGCGGCGGCTGTTGCCCCCACTGGCGTTCAGGCGCTGGTAAGCGGCAGACTTGACGCACAAGGCACAGGTCAATACCGCATCATCAATGACAGCACCTACACGGTGTTTCTGGGCGTTGGTACAACTGCGGCATTGGCTACGGCAAATGCTGTTGCACCAGTCTCAGGAAACCCAAGTCCAGCCATCGTGCTTGTGCCTGGGGCTGTGGAGATTTTGCGCTTTGCACGCACATCGTATTTTAGCGGTCTTGCATCAGCGGCGGCAACTGTGTACATCGTGCAAGGCGAGGGCATTTGATGCTTGAGGATACCGACACACGACTGGCGGTGCATGAGGCGGTTTGTGCTGAGAGGTACACCGCCATTGAAAAGTCGTTTGAGTCTGGTTCACAACGCATGACCCGCATTGAGTATTTGCTCTATGTGGTGATTGCGGCTGTATTGCTTGGCCCTGGTTTTGCTGGTGAACTTGTAAAAAAAATACTGGGGTTGTAAATTGACCCCATCACGGCATTTGCACTCTGCAAAAGTGCCTATGAAGGCATCAAGGGTTGCGTTGCCGTATATCAAGACTTAAAAAAAACTGGCAATGACTTGACCAAGATCACCAGCGAGGTTGGTGGTGCATTGTCAAACTTCTTTAAGGGTCAAGCTGAACTTGAATCTAGTCATGAAAAAGCAGAGTTTCAACGAGAAGAAAACAAACGCAAAGGAATCAAAGACGATCTTGCCACACAAGCCATAGACAATGTGATGTTTCTCAGGCAGACAAAGCAGTTTTATGCCGACCTTGAGAAAATGGTGCGCTGGGAGATGGGGCAACCTGATCTCTGGCGTGAAATTGTTGAAGAGTACCAAAAGCTGTTGGACCAGAAATCGGAGCAAGCGGCTTTGGAACTGCATCAAAAGCGGGTGAACGCATGGCGGCGACAAAGGTTAAAAAATCAGATATTGGACAGGGTGCTGGAAACAGTGGCGGTGGTTTTCGTGGTCGCTTACCTAATATGCCTAATGTGGATGATAAGTCTCAATCATCAGGGTCGTTTGGATACCTTCTGGTCTTAGTCCTGTTCGCGCTGGTCTTTGTGTTGGTGTTGCCCCTTGTTGGCATGATGTACATGGACACGATGGTTGTAAGGCGAGAGGCCAAAGCCCAGATGGAAAAAACCGAAAAACTGCAAAAGCAAATTGAAGCTGAAAGGAAAAAAGATGATTGATCTCACCAAAGCTATTGGCGCAGTTGCCGCAAGCGTTGCCGCACTGGGCGGCAGTTACACACTTGCTGACAAGTTTGGCTGGTTTGATCGGGCCATTCTTGAATGGTCGCCAGAGCATTTTAAAATTGTGGCAGAGGCTGGGCAACCCATAAATGTTACTGTTGCACGAATAAAAAAACGGGATGATTGTTCTGTTGAAAGTTTTACCCCAAGCATTCGAGACGCATCAGGTATGGTGCATGAAGCGACCACCACCGCCAGTAGATTCAGTGGTCCAGCAGGGCCAGAAATTGATACATTTACATATCAGTTGACGATGGTACAAAAAGAAAAGATTGCCAGCGGCAAGGCAACTTTGCTGGCAACCATCAAATACAAATGCCCAGAGGGTGAACGTGTTGTGCAATACCCCCGCCATGCAAATCTAAATTTCGAATTGAAAGGTTAAAAAATGCTCACTCTATTCTCTAGTCTAATAAGTTTCCTTATGGGCGGCCTGCCCAAAATCCTTGAATTCATACAAGACAAGTCTGACAAAAAGCATGAATTGGCGTTGGCGGCAATGCAGACAGAACGTGAACTAACTCTCAAAAAAGCTGGCCTAGAAGCACAAGAGCGCATCGAACATATCCAAACTGAGCAAATACAGATCAATGCAGATGTGCAGATGGCGCAGACTCAGATGCAAGAACGCCAAGCCTTGTACGCTCATGATGTGGCACTAGGGCAAGGTGCATCAACTTGGGTGATTGACATGAGGGCGGCAACCCGTAGCGTCATCACCTACGGAATGTTCATCATGTTTATGTTTGTCGAGGTCTTTGGTTTTTATTACGCTTGGCACACAGATGTGGCTTTCGATGTGGCACTAAATCATTTGTGGGATGATGAAACCCAAATCATTTGGGCGTGTATCGTCAGCTTCTGGTTTGGTGGTCAGGCGTTCAAAAAATGAACATCAGCCCCCAAGCTGTTGAGATGGTCAAGCACCATGAAGGTGTGAGGTTTAAGCCTTACCGTTGCCCAGCAAAACTTTGGACAATAGGAGTCGGTCATGTTTTATACCCAGATCAAGGCAAGATACCTGTCGATCAAAGAGATGGTTATCCGCTACGCCCAGAAGATAACCGCACGTTTTCAGCGGATGAAGTAAACGCCATTCTCAGAAATGATATTGCAAGGTTTGAACGTGGAGTACACACTTTATTTCCTGTCGATCTCAGCCAAGGGATGTTTGACAGTCTTGTTTCTTTTTCTTTTAACTGCGGCCTGGGAACAACCCAGCGTTCAACGCTACGCCAGAAGGTGCTTAGAGGCGACAAGGCGGGTGCTGCGGATGAATTCTTAAAATACACCAAGGGAGGCGGCAAAGTCTTGCCAGGGCTGGTTAAACGCCGCCAGGATGAACGGGCGCTATTCCTCCATCCATAACAATATCTGAACAAATACCCAGGCGACTGCCACCACAACGGCAGCGCCCAGGCATAGGATTAAAAACAAACCCATCATGTGTTTTCCTGTGGTGGTGTGCAAGTGTGAATATCGTTTGTGCGCTTGCCGCATCGGGGGCAAAAGTTTTGCTCTGTGCGCTGTGCCAATCGTTCTTTGAGTGCGGTGATGGCTTTTTCATAGATTGATTTACGCTCAATCATTAGCGTTTCCAACGCATCAAGCGCCAGCTTCATTGCTTCTTTGTCAGTCATGCTAGTCCCCTTGTTTTCTACATTTTCAGCGTACCGCATGATCTGGTGCTTGCGTGACCCCTGCATACCCCAATCCCCTTGCCGCTTGGCTAAATCCTCAAATGCTTCATCTTCTTCATTCATATCAACTCCCGTTGTACAGGTACAAACCGCCATTCACGTTCTGCCCTGCCTGATTTTGATTTAGTAACTTGCCCAGTTAATTCCACCAAGCCAATCTTGGCTAACTCAGGCAAGCGTCTAGCCACTTGATTGCCATCTAACCCAGTTAGTTCAGCGATGCCATCTTTGCCCCTTGCACCGAAACGCTGGAGACAATCCACAATTAATCCACTATGAAGCCGTGCCAAGTCCTGCGCTTGATCTGCGGCGGCATGGCTGGTGGATGGGTCAAGTGATCGCGCACGTTTAAAAAGCAAGGTCATCATCAAACTCCTTTTGTGGCTGGCGTTCAATTGGTTTGGGGTCGTAGCAGTTTGCCCAACCATCCCATCCACCTTTTGGCAGGGGTATCACATCTAACTTAATTTTGAGATTGCCGTTATCTTCAAACACTGTGCCAATGTTTTGATATCGTTTCTTTTCCTCGCCCATTTTGTTGATGTACGAACCAGTTACCACGGTGATGTCTTTGATCTTTTTCATGCAAGGCTTTCAAGTTGTTGGATTTTCAGTTCTACTTCACGCAAAAATTGGCTGACCATGTTTTCAAGGTGCTGGATAACTTCTTTGTCAGCCATTACACGCTTGATGAATAGTTGGTGCTTTTCAGGCATCCGTGGGTCAAAGGAAACAAAATCGCACCATGGGCGTTCTGTGCAAGCCATTTGCCACATCATTTGAGTGATGTATTTTTCAGGCACTTTTTGGTCAAGCAGGGTTGCAATGTGAGTTGCGGTATTGGGGCATTTGATCTCCACCAAACCATCATCCGCTAACCCATCAGGTGACGCACCAGACATCTCAATCCAAGGGTGGGTAATGAACCCTACCTCGGTTACCAAAATTTCCACCTTGGCCTCATAAGCGGCCCGGGCAAAAGGTTCGGTATCTGTACCCCACTGCATAGCAGAGTTGCTAAACGATTCAGCGGGTTTGCCAGTCATTCGTTCGCACACAAGTTGGGCCATGTAATTGTCCCTGCTGGTGCTGTAACCAGTCTTGGTTTTGGCAATGACATCAGCAACCCTGCTGGCGGTGACTTTGCCACATCGGGCGGCAAACCATTCTGTTGTACCTTGGTCCATCATTCGCCTTTCAGTTCGTTGGCTAATTGAGTCTCAAGCAAAGCCTTTTTAGCGTCCTTTTTGGCGATGACTTTGGCAACCCATGCCTGTTCACCTTTGGCGGCTGTATACGCTGTTTTGTAGGCTTTCTGGAGGTCTGCTATCGTGATGACTTCATCCATTGCCAAAAGTAAATCAACCATTTGATGCTCATTAACTTCTGACTTAACCTCGGTGCGGCGAGAACCTGCATTGCCATCATCGTCCTCAGGCGCAATGCCACAAGCCGCCATCAAACTGTACCGCCGTGCATAAGTCAAA